TTTAGTCCTGCAATCTCTCCTAACTCTTTGTAGATAAAACCAGTACCTTCACAATGCACACACTTAGTTGTATTCTTATATGGTGTACCATCCTTCTTATATTTCTGTATGGTTCCCTTTCCATTACAAAACAAACAGCGTTTAGCTTGGGTCTTAAACGTGGGAACAAAACATTCATCAATACATCTAACAAAACCTGACTCCATCATCTTAGGTCTACGCTTTGGTTTACCCCTAACATCTACCCCAATGTTCATGACATCACGCCAAGTTTTTTTGTCTTTTAACTTGTATGAATAAATAACCTGAGACAATTGTTCTGGTGAACTAAGATTGATTGGTGTGTCACCTACCAGTTTTTTAACTGTATTATTAAGATACTCAGTCAACTCTGCCTGTTCTACTTGGTAGTCATGGTCAACCTTATGCATCTCAGCAGTATCAATAGCCATACCTGATCGCTCTATGTCAGTGAGAACATCACAGAACTCACACATAAGATCTCGTATTGGTATCAGGGATTCATTATCCTTTTCAGAAAATCTATCTTCTTGTTTTTGAAATACTTCGGCAGTAGCAGTAACATCAGAGTACAGGTAATCTATTTGATCTTTTTCAGACATATCACTATAATTTAAACCTTGACTAAAAGCATCTCCAAGAGATTCTTCTTTACGAGTAACATTGTATTTCTCTGCCAAGGCTTTTAAACTTAACTTATCTCGTATACCTTTGTTTAGTACATACTCACTAATCATGGTATCAATAATCTTTGATCGACAATCTATGCCCACCTCACGCAACCAAGCTACATCAAACTTAGCATTGTGAGCGACTACATACTTAGCATCTTCAAGTACTTCTTTAAAGTATTCTAAATCTTTTTCTACAGAAGACTCCTCGTATTCCCATTCTTCCATAGCTTCTATGTTTAAATAATGATACTTACATTCAGGATCTTCCAATCTTTCCTTATCTTCTTTTAATCTTTCTTCATACCACTCTTTAGTAATTTCTTTAGGCAAAGGTGAACCAGAAAATTTTATAATATGTACATCATCTTTTGTAGGTATCATCTGTGGTTCTGTAGGAGTTAAAGATATCTGAGTGTGGCTATTATTCCACCATAACTCTTCCTCACACCACCATTTTTTTCCTGATATACTTCTTTGAGTCCATCCCAAAGCAACCAAACTGTTTTCTTTATTGTATGGAGAAGGGTCTTTACGATCCCCTCCTAAGTCAACTTCAAGGTCTATTATTACTACATACCCCTCTTCATCTTCATACCAATCTTCCATATTATTCTCCTGCAAATAGCATTATTAAAACTGTTATAAAACATATTCCTATGATGTATGCATGATTAAGTAATTCCATTACATCACCAAGTTTTCTAATGTCTTCATAGCTTTACTTCTTTTGCTACGTTCAACATCACCTAGAGGTATCAATCCTTTATCAGTAAGATAACCTTCAGGACCAGATGCTTTGTCAGAGGTAAACATTTCTACATACTCTCGTAGTCCTCCAATGATACCCATATTATTCTTTTTAACATAGAAGTACAAGGGTCTTGATACAGGGTACTTGCCAGTAGCAATGTTATCAAAGGTAGGTTTGTTGCCTTGAATTATACTACCTTGTATTTTGTCTCTGTTTGTGTCTAAAAAACTAAAACCAAAGATACCTAATATATTTTTGTTTGTTACAAGTTTATGAACAATCATGTTGTCATTCTCTCCTGCTTCTATGTACACACCATCCTCTCGTATAGTATGACACAAAGATTTATAGGCTTTCTTGTCTGTCTTCTTCATTGCCTTAACCCACTTAAAAGTTTTGCACCCACCTTCCATAGCCAACTCAACGAAAGCATCTCGTGTTCCTGACGTTGGTGGTGGGCCTAGTACTTCTATCTTTGTAGCAGGTAACATAGGATTTACTTGCTTCCATGTTCTATATGGATTGGGTATAGTTTTACCATCTTCTGTAGGTATATCCTTTGCTAGTGCAAGGAAGACATCTTTCAAAGACATACTAAACTTTTTAGCTTTTTTACTGTTAGCTAGAACTATACCGTCATACCCAACCTTTACTTCTAATATATTTCTAACTCCATTATTCATACACTTGTTATATTCTTTCTTCTTCATACGCCTAGATGCATTCGTTACATCAGCATATCTTAGATCCATACCAGAACAGAATATCTTCATTCCTCCTCCAGATCCAGTGCTTTCAATAACAGGAGTCTTGTATTTAGTTTGCTTACCAAAGTTCTCAGCAACTGTAGTTGCAAATGGATATACTGTAGATGAACCTACTACTCTTATTTGATTACGATCTTCTGCTAAACCCATTGATGTAGATGCAACAAAATATGTTAGTAGTAGTGTTAGTATAGTTGTTTTCATATATTATCTCCTTCACTTATAAAATATGTGATCACCAATTTGTCTCACTCTTATCTTGTACTTTGCCCACCAAGGTTTTACTTTTACACTATGGTAGTACATAGATCCTTTTACCACATCTTTCAGTCCATGTAAAGTCTTTTCTGCAACATCTACTGAATTTAAATATGCAGTCATATCTTTAGGTCTGTCACTTAATCCATCACAGTACCAACTGAATTGGCATCTATGTTTAATAGGATAATTAATAGACCACGAGTATGTTGGACCTTGCATTACCACTTCACAGATACTGTTAGGATATTTATTACTCTTTACTCTTTCCATTACTACTTGAGCTACAGCTACCTGACCTTCTATTGGTTGATCTCTAGCTTCATGATATATATTAAGTGCTAAACAAGCTAATCCTTCAAGCATATTATACCTCCTAGGTAATGTATCCCCCCGAAGGGGAATACTTCAATATCATATAATAATCAGTTTGTCAAGTTCTTTTTTAGGTTCCTCCATATTTTCTTGAAAAGGGTTTATCTTCCAACAATCACAATCAAGGCAAGTAATGTCAGGATCGGGGTGAAGACAACTCTTCATATCATTGAAGGTAGCATGAGGATATCCAGTACTAATCGACATATCTGGATACCTCTGGCTTAATCACAGTAGTACAAGTACCATGTTTACCACCTAGCTTATTCTTACTGACATAGATATGTCTGAGTCCATTGTCTGAACCACCTTCCTCAGTCTCTTTACCTATACCAATAATAAGATCTGCTTCGGCAGCTTTACCTACCCTTGCTCCTGCCATTTGAGTGAAGCGTAGCACAGTTCTACCATCTGCTTCGGCATTAGCCTGAGATACACCAATGATTGCACACTGATGCTTCTTGGATAACGTCCTAGCAGTACGATAGATCTCACCCAAACGTATGTCATCTCTGGCATGATTACCTCCGACTTGCATCTTATCTAGCTGATCAATGCCTAGTACATCAGGCTTGTGCTTGGCTAGTAACTGATCCAGTTCCTCCATCGAGGATACCTCATCAGTATTCAAGAACACACACTGACTAGAATATACATCCCATTGATTGTGTGCAGTAATAGTATCATTAGCAATCTCTTTGTCAGTCATGCCAGTGAACGAACTAACTGCTCTCAGTGCAGTACGCTCGACAGGCTCCTCATTACCTAGTATCATTACCTTTGCACCTTGGTTCAAGAAACCATCTGGCCCAAACAATGTAGATATCAGGAATGCAGTCTTGCCAGTTTCGACAAGAGCAAAGACAGCAGAGAAGGTCGAGGGTCCGATACCTGCACAGATTTCCCTGAGTCCTTTGAGGTTCCATTTGTACTTGGATACATCTTTAGTAGAGTGCAATAAAGATGCGACATCATGTTTAATCTCCTGTATAGTTTCTTTGGGCATGAAGTTCTGTTCGTACTTACCCAGTAATTCATTGACCTTGGTCAGGTCATTCACCTTGTTGTCCATCATCTTGATACCAAGATCAGCTAATTGTCTACCAAAGTAAACTTTAAACTGATCTCTGAGAACATCTTCTGCAACATCCTCACCGATATCATTTGACAATGTTCTAGTCAGCATCATCATAGCTTGTTTCTGGCTACTTGTCATAGTCCTAAACTCACTGAACAATACCTGCTCCACTTCAGCAGGGGTCAAGTCACGCCCATATCTTGCATGACCTAACTCAATGCTACGCCAGATCTTCTTGGCTTCATTCTCAAAGAAGTCCATTGCGATCAAGTGTCTGTTCTTCTCATAGAAGTTATGAGATAGAAATAGTCCTAATAAATCATTAGACATATTCGTTTGTATCCTTTCTTTGTGCAACACATATTGTATCGTTATGCGCTCCACCATGAGTTACCAATAGTATTTCTTCATAGTTACCAAACTTCTTACCAACTCCCATAGAGTTCCATCCAAAGGATAGCACAATACCATCAGGTTTGACAAGAGGTCTAATACGATCTTTTATTTTAGTATAGAAACTACTCTGTGTATCTTGTTGCGTAGTCTTTATACCACTAGCACTGTAGCACTCACTGATCTGTCTTGGACTGTATGGTGGATCATATAACACAACGTCAGCTTGTACTCCATCATCCAACAACATATCCAGAAAATCATCAGCTTTCATATGATAATGAGCATCTGTAATAGTATTTATATCATTAGTTATTGTACCATACTTACTATCTCTAGCAAAGGGATCTACAACAATTGGATTATTTCTATCTTCAGCAGAATATGCTAAACCAATCCAATGTTCCACAAACTCTTTAATAGGTTTCATGCTAAAGGTTTGACTGTTAGGCATTGAAAAGGCTCTATTGTATGTAGTCATTCTAATACTCCTTCTGGTTTCTCTTTAGGGTCAACATCAAGTAATCTTACTTCAGCTTTGGTAAATTGTCCAATTCTATTTTTCATTTGTATTGCCTTGGCAGATGCGTCTTTATCAAGACATACTATAACATAAGGATAGTTTACCACAATGTCAAGTATTGAATCAGATAAATTTGTACCTAGCAATGCAAGTCCAGTGCCATACTGCGATACAGCTACAGCAGAAGCACAGTCTTCAACGACATAACAAGTCTCACTATTACCACAAATAAAAGGTAAACCTGAGTT